TCTGTATTCGCTGGTTCGTCGTGGCAAGCGTCACGACTATTTCACCAGTGCGTTGCCTTGGCCGCAGAAGGGGCCGGGTGTTCAAATCCCGTTGGGTACATCAGCTCCCGTCTCGTTTCCGTCGGCCGGTTGGCCGTATACGTGGGAAAATAAGGATGGTACGGGTTCGGAGCGTGAGTTGGTTGCAAATTCCGCTACGTCAGACGTAACGTGGTCGGTTCAGGGTAATGTTCAGTTCGGACAGCGTTTGAAGCTGGACGAGGTTCAGGCTTATGCGGATTTGTCGCAGGCTACAGCGGCGACTATTAACAGCCTGCGCCAAGCGTTTCAGATTCAGAAGATTTTTGAACGTGATGCGCGGGGTGGTACTCGTTATACCGAGTTGATTAAATCCCATTTTGGTGTCACTTCACCGGATGCGCGTTTGCAGCGCCCCGAGTATCTTGGCGGTGGATCGACACCTATTAATGTGACTCCGGTTGTCCAGACTTCGCCTACGGGTACGTATGCCAATACGCCGCAAGGCAATTTGGCGGCCTATGGTCTTTCGTCGTTCTCAGGTCATGGTTTCAATTCGTCTTTCACTGAGCATTGTCTGATTATTGGTATTTTGTCAGTGCGTGCTGATTTGACGTATCAGCAGGGTATTAATCGGATGTTCTCTCGGAAGACCCGTTTTGATTTTTACTGGCCGGCGCTCTCTCATATTGGCGAGCAAGCCGTTTTGCAAAAGGAGATTTTTGCTTCTGGTGTTCCTGCTGAGGATGATAAGGTATTTGGTTATCAGGAACGGTATGCTGAGTATCGCTACAAGCCTTCGTTGATTACGGGCGAGTTTCGTTCCTCATTCCCTCAGTCGCTGGATTCGTGGCATTTGTCGCAAGATTTTGCTAACGCTCCTGTTTTGGACGAGACGTTTATTCAGGAGAATCCGCCGCTTGATCGTTGTATCGCAGTTCCCTCCGAGCCGCAGTTTTTGTTGGACTCATATATTTCGATGCGTTGCACGAGGCCTATGCCGGTTTACGGCGTTCCGGGTCTTATTGATCATTTCTGATCATGGCTAACTTTTTTAAAAAGTTGCTTGGTATTGCGGCGCCTGTCGTGGGCAGTGTTTTAGGTGGTCCCGTTGGCGGTTTTCTTGGTGGTGCTGCGTCTAAGATGTTTGGAGGTGGAGGCTCTGATGTATCAACGGGTAGTGATTCGTCAGGTTCTGGTTTTGGCAGTAGCCTTGGTTCTGCACTTGGTACTGGTCTTTCTTCTTTTATTGGCGGAGCGGAGCAACGCTCTAGTGCGAAGGATGCCGCTGATCTCCAGTATTCGCGTAATTCGTATGAAGCTGCTTTGGCTCGGTCTTTCAATGCTTCACAGTCTGCGACGGCTCAGGCGTTTGAGCAGTCTCAAGCTGAAAAGCAGATGGCCTTTCAGCAGGCCTCTACCGCCAAACAAATGGATTTTCAAGAAAGGATGTCTTCAAGTGCGCATCAAAGGGAAGTGGCGGATTTACGTGCAGCCGGCCTCAATCCCATTCTTTCTGGAACCGGCGGAATGGGATCTTCTACGCCTGTTGGGGCTTCCTCTGCCGGTGCCGCTGCACGTGGACATGCGGCGAGTGCTTCGCCAGCGACGGCAGGTCTCCAAGCGGTCTACGATATCGTCACTCCAGCTATCTCTACCGCTTTGAATGCGTCGTCGGTTATGGCGGATATTTCTAAGAAATCGGCTGAGACTTCTGATATTCAATCGCAACAGCGTTTTCGCGATGTTTATTCAACGGCTAAGACGGATGCCGAGATCGCTACTATGGTTGTCGATCAAGGTCTTAAGTCTGCTCAGGCTTCGTTGACGCAAGCTCAGATTGATAAGGTTAAGCCGGAGATTGCTGAGTTGGTTGCTAGGGCTAAGTCTGAGGTTGCTTCTGCTCAGCGTGATGTTTCTTCCTCTAGGAATATTGATGAGGAAACCCGCACTAGACGCGTTAATGCGGCCGCTGATGAATGGTCGGAGGAATATGGTATTCCGAAGATAAAGCGGGCGCTCGAGGCTGCCGGTGTTGGCGCGGAAGCCGTTAAAGATGTTTCTCAGGCGATATGGGGTTCTATTCGCCAACTTATTCTTAAAAAGTGATTGGAGGTTTTCATGTCTTCTTCTATTTGTTCTCATCTCTGTATCAATGAAACTCCGTTCCAGGCGGTGCGTCAGCCGCTTGTGAATGTTGCGATTACGTTCCCCAAGGATTCGCCTTGGACAAAACAATGTTTCCGCGACGAGTGCGACATTAACACGATCATGTCGCGTTATCAGTCTACCGGCGAGATGCCGGTTATTAACGAAGTTGCGCCGCAGTATTTGGATGTTTCATCCTCGTTCGATTTTCAGTCGATGCAGGACCAGGTTATCGAGGCGCGGCAGTTGTTCATGACGTTGCCGTCTACGCTTCGTACGCGTTTTCAAAATGATCCGGCTGCGTTCATCGAGTATTGCGCAGATGAGTCTAATCGCCCTGAAATGCAAAAATTGGGTTTGATCAAAACCCGTCAGCCTGACCCGATCCCGCAGCGTAGCGAGGACAGCGGGGCAGGAGACAAGCGTAGCGCGTCAGAAAAAGCTTGACAACAAGCGAACACAGTTATATTCCTTGTTCTTAACTGTGTTAGGTGACACCATGAGACTACTTTTCGCAATCACGCTGCTCGTTACGGGCTGTTCTTCGGGTCTGAGGCATGAGACTTTAACGTTGCAATGCCTTGGTTTTTGTTCTTTTACTGACGTTAATCATACATCAGGAGATTCTAATGAAACGCCATAAAATGAATGCTGGCAAGTCTAAGCGCTTGTTCAGTGCTACTGCTTCTCGTACTCATCGGAAAAATTTGATGGGTGTTCCTATGCGTGGTGGTATTCGGATGTGATTCATGCCATGCCTCTCGCCAATCGAGGTGCCTAAACGTGGTTTCGTCGATCTTCGTGTCCGAGTTGCCTGTGGTCAATGTGTCGGCTGTCGGGTGGATCGTACCGAAGATTGGACGAGCCGAATCATGCACGAGGTCAGTCTTCACGATCTCTGCATCTTCGTTACTCTTACCTACGATGACCGACATTTGCCTGCTGGAGATACCTTGGTAAAGAAGGATTACCAAGACTTCATGAAGCGTTTGCGTAAACGGCATGAGGGTAAGGTTCGTTATTTTGCTGTCGGAGAATATGGTGACACCACGTCGAGGCCCCACTACCATGCCGTGCTCTTCGGGATTGATTTTGCGGACAAGCGTCCGCACTCGAAGAATGATTACGGCGATCAGCTGTTTACGTCGGACTTACTTGATTCCATTTGGGGGAAAGGACATGCTTTCTTCGGTAAAGTTACTGTCCAGTCTGCCCGGTATGTTGCTAAATACTGCGTCAAGAAGGTCAACGGCCCAATGGCTGCTGAGCATTACGGAACCCGGACGCCGGAATTTGCTGTCATGTCACTTAAACCGGGAATAGGTTCCGAATGGTTCGACAAGTTTTCGGGTGATGTTTACCCGTCTGATTTTATTGTCCTACAGGGCAAAAAGCGCAGCCCGCCGAGGTTTTACGATGAGCGATATGCTCGTATGGATGAAGCCGGGCTGCAGGCGATCAAAAGTCGCCGTCTTCAAAAGGCTCTTGAGCATAGGGCCGACCAAACTCCACCACGTCTTAAAGCGCGTATGGAATGTCTCCAAGCGCGCATTCGTCTTAGAAAGGGTATTTTGTGAAAACCATTTATTCTGTTTTCGATAAAAAAACTGCAGTTTTTTGTTCGCCGTTTGTTTCGCATAATGATTTAACGGCGATCCGGGATTTCACGTCGGCCTGCCGTGATCCGGCTTCTGTTATTTCGAAGTTTCCGGAGGATTATGAGCTTTATCATGTTGGTGATTGGGATGATGATACTGGTGATATTGTTGCTGGTCGTCGTTTTGTTGTTGCTGCTGCGTCTCTTGTTTCTAGTGAGGAGTTTTGATCATGCGCTCTGTTATGACTCATCAGTTTTCTCAAGTTCCACGTGCTGAGATTCCGCGGTCTAGTTTCGATCGTTCTCATGGTTATAAGACCACTTTCGATTCTGGTTTGCTGATCCCGTTTCTTTTGGATGAAGCGTTGCCGGGTGATACGTTCAAGTGTCGGTTAACGGCGTTGGCCCGTTTGGCTACGCCGATTGTTCCTATCATGGACAACATGTATTTGGATACGCAGTTCTTCGCGGTTCCCATTCGCCTTGTTTTGGACAATTGGCAAAAGTTCAACGGCGAGCAGAAAAATCCGGGTGATTCCACGGATTATGTTGTTCCTCAGATCGTTGCGCCTGCGTCCGGTGGTTTTCCAGCGTTATCTATTCATGATTATTTCGGTTTGCCTGTTGGTGTTCCGAATATTAGTGTTTCGGCTCTTTTTCATCGTGCATACAACTTGATTTTTAACGAGTGGTACCGGGATCAGAATTTACAGGATTCGTTGCCGGTGCCTCTGGGCGAT